GGATCATTCCCAAACTTTTGGGAATACGATAAACGTTCTTCAGGCACATATTTTATTTTGTTTAATACGAGAGACAAATAGCTTGGTTACTTTACATGAAATTAAAAATATCTTTTTAAAACTATTATAAACATACTGTCTAGATTTGATTTTATGATTAAGATATTTTAAAATATCCGATTAAGGTCAATCATCTAACTTACTAACCCTTCCATTAGCTTAATCTTAATTTAGTTATAAATAGTTTAATGCTACTTTACAATCAAAAATTGTATCGTAAGATGTGGAGGATAAATGAATATTTAATTTTTAAGAATTTCTTTTCATAAAAAAAAGAATCCCCTTTTAAAATTAAAATTAATTCGATTTCATATTTAAGTAATATTTTTAAATTAAATTATAACTTTATGTTTAACCTAAAAGAAGTTCTTTCAAAATTTTTTTATAATATAGATTTTTCTACTTCGACATTTCGTAATTCAGTTAATATAGACATGCCGACATCTGTATTTGACCTAGAGAAACTTAGAAATCAGTATACTGATTCTAAGAAGACAGGCGAACTAATTGACAAGTTTCTTAAAAATATTGAAAATTCAGATTTTACAAATAAAGAATTTGATTTCTGGTTTACTATTTTTAAACGTTTTAAGTTTAAAGTACCCAGCAATATTAGCGTACTTGCGTATTTTGAAATTATAGTTATTTTAACTAACCGTCTAATTAATGAAAATAAAAGATTTTCTTTAATTAAAGATCCTATTATTAAATTAAATAACGGTTTATTGATTTTAGTGGTTAATTGTTTGACAAAAGATGACTCTCTTGGTCAAGAAATTCTTTTAAGAAAAATACCTTTAGAAAAACAACCTAAAGGGAAAGATAAAAGGAAGGTTATTAAAAGCCTAAGACCTGAGATTACGGATGAAAGAATAGCTTTAAATGTATTAAAGGTCTTTCATATTGAGTTTATTAAATTGTTATCTACCGGAGATCTAACGACATTTCAAAATTCGATTGAAGATTTAACGTCTGACGTTGAAAAGTTAGTCTCAGAAATAGTCATCAAGCGTTTTCAAAAAGAAGAAAACGTTAAGCTAAGTTTGTTCGATAGAGATAAAAAGCAAACTGATAAAATAAAAGAGATTTCTACATTCTATAAATTAAAGATTAATAGTTTTAGTAAGTATTTAATTGATATATATACAATATTGGTTAAATTAGATAAAAATGTTAGTTTTGAAATTATTAGATGTTTAATTAATATATTCTATGTAAATAGGAGTATTTATATTTCTGTTGATTTAAATGACGTTAATGTAATAAATAAGAATTTGAACTCTGTTAAAGCGGTAGAGTTAAAGAAACTTACTGAAAAGCAAGTTTTGGACATTCTACCCGAGTTTAACGAGATAATGGATTCTATCTTACTTAATGTTAAAATCGAAAATAATTTTTTCGATTCTAAAGATTTTTTAGATCCGAAAACTTTCCATATCTCATCTAAAAACGGTCCTAATGGACAAGGTGCCATTTCCAAAATACCTTTAGATGCTATTGCATTATTAAAAGATTCTAAGCTTTATGGTCATTTACAAGAATGGTGTAAACGTTTAGGTATTAAAGGTTTTGAAGAAACAATATCTTCTATGACTTCAGAGCAATCATTAAACCTTCTTAAAAGTAACTATACTGAAGAAGAATTGAAAAATTGCGTTCATTCAAGGTTAGCTTTTATTAATGACGTCGGCGGTAAGCAGCGAA